AATAAAATTAGATAAATTGAGTAATAATGAAAAAATTCAAGTGGCTATTTTAGAAGAATCTATTATGAATAGCTGGCAAGGTGTTTATCCGCTAAAGGATAGACCACAAGATGACGAGAGCCAGCCAAAGTATATACCAAAGAAATTGCCGGCACTAACACCAGAGCAGATAGCAAGGAACAAGGCAAAGGCTAAAGAGTTAGTGAATAAATTTTCCGGTAAATTTAATATGCCGGGAAATAATCCCCAGTCCATTGGGGAAGTTGGGGAGAAAGGAGGATAGGTGATAATGGTTAGATGGTCAAATCCAATAGGATTACAATGTAGATGTACTTATTATATTGAAACAAAAAAGGAGGTGAAAAAATTGAGTAGACCGTATTTAGAAGTGAAAGTTGTGAAGGTGAAGAAGGATAGATATAATGCCGAAACAGATGATTTCCAAAAGTTGGTTGATGAGGTGGCAAAAGAAATATATAAAAAAAGACAAAAAGGAAATAAAGGCAACTGGGTCAATGGGGAAAATTTAGACAAGATAAAGTTTCCGTGCTTTTGTAGTTTTGTATGGTGTGGGGTTAAAATTTATGGGATGTTATATGAAATGGCAGATGAATACATTTTAATTAATACTAATAGTCAATATAAATATAAATTAACTTCTATATCTAACAAGGATTTAAAGGATTTAATCTTGACATACAATATCCACATCCTAAAAGGCAAAATAATATTATTTGAGGAGGAGAAAACCAAGACAACATAATAACCAAGTATGAGCAGGGCATGTCAATCACTGCAATTGCAAAATTATACAATGTAGCCTATTCCACGATATATTTTAGACTGGTCAAGTGGGGCGTAAAAATCAGAAAGCACGGCGGGGCGAGGCGTAAAAAGGGAAGGCCTGCAAGGCCAAAGCGGAAGTTCAGTCCGGAATTTCTTGCACACCAAGCGGAGATAACCAGGCTAAATAAAGGCAAAATCAAGTATATAAGTTTTGAGCATAGCACGGAGGATCAAAAGTTAATAGATAATATTTTAAATAGGCCGATAATCGGATAAGGAGGTGAAAAGATGACTGAAGGACAATTAGTATTAGCAAAAGAATTATTGGAAGCAGTTAGAGATGGAGATGGTGAGCAAAGAGCCAGTTGTATATTATCGATTGGCTATCGAAGTTTAAAGAAAGGGAGGTGAGTAAATGTTATCAAAGATAATTAAGATGGAAGATATTAAAGACGGGTTTGTTAATAATAATAATAAAGGACACTATCAATCGGATATGTTAGATATTGCATTGTTTATGCAATATACTATCGACCTATTAAAAATGATAGTTAATAGGCAAAAAAAATTAGAAGGAACGTTAGACGGAAATTATAGGAATTTAGCTAACCGAATCAAGAAGTTAGAGCAGGCCAAAACATATTATCCGATGACTGAAAAAGAAGTTAGAAATATTAAAGTAGGGGGGACTGATTAATGGAAACTAAAGAAGCGATAGAATTTGTATCTTATCATAAAATTACCACAGCAGATACTTTTTACGGAAATGAGGATGAAAGAATTGAAGAAAATAAGAAATTAGATGAAGTTGTTGAAATTTTACAACGTGGCGAAAAGTTTGAGGCGCTATATAAAGAAATAAAAGAAAATGTATTGAATTGTGAATATTGTGAAAATATAGAGATAAATAAACTTGAGCAAAAATATTTTCCAAAGCCATCCGATAACTTCACCGAAAAAGTGATGGAGAAAATCAATAAGGAAGGTGGAGCATGAAAAGAAAAGATAGGCTAAAAATCAAGGTGACCGAAAATGATGTTAAAAAGCAAGTTAAGCAATATCTATCACTTAAAGGATACTTCCACTTTCATATACTGCAGGGGTTAGGTGCTTATAAGGGCATTCCTGATATTATAGCCATCAAAAATAATCGGGTGCTGTTTCTGGAGATTAAGCGACCAGGTGGTAGACAAAGCGATTACCAGAAGCAATTCCAAGCGGATATAGAAGGGCATGGTGGGGAATATTATGTTATTAAGTCGTTAGATGAGTTAGTTAAGATAATATTATAGAAAAAGGAGTATATAATGGTAAAAATAGAGTATGAATATATTAGAGAAAAAGATAAATTTGTAAATGTTTCTTATAATTTAAAAACCGATGACAAAAATTGGAAAGAAATATTAAAAAGAGAATTTTGTAATATTATAAACAATAATGATGATTTATTATTTATAAAATTCGAAGCATAAAATAAAATTTGAAAAATAAGGCGGGTGGTGTTATTATAGATAAAGAGCAAATAAGGTGCAAAAATTGTGGTAAACGATTATTTGACGGTTCACCTGGCTGGGATTTGCTGACTGGCAAGGCTAAAGAGCAGGATATTATATGCCCTCGATGTGGTGAAATGAATACTATTACCGTTGAATTAGAGGAGAAGGTTATAGTGAGGTTGAAGGAATGAATATGGAAGTAAATAAAATTATATGTGGCGATTGTTTAGAAGCGATGAAGGGAATACCTGATAATTCTATTAACTTAATAATTGCTGACCCTCCATATAATATTAATAAAGCTGATTGGGATAAAATACCCGATTATATAGAATGGTTGGGTAGCCGATTATTAGAAATGCAGAGGGTATTAAAAGATAATGGAAGTTTTTATTTATTCCATAATGACTTTTTACAGATGGTAGAGATACAGAATTGGATTAATAAGAATAGTAAGCTTATTTTTAAGCAATTAATAGTCTGGAACAAAAAATTCGAGGGTTGTAAGGGTGAGGAATATTTACAGGGATTTAATGAAACAAATCAATTAAGAAATTACCAAAAAATGGCTGAATATATTTTATTCTATACTTTTCAAGACGATACAGGATTAACAAAAGTTAAATTAGATATGAATAATTTTACAAGTTTAAGAGAATATTTTAGGGATTTTCAATGGGCATTAGGTTTATCTAAAAAACAAATAGTAGAAAAGATAGGACAATGTGCCGACCATTGTTTTAGATGGAATAGTAGTCAATGGGATTTACCTACCAAAGAGACTTATATAAAAATATGTGAAATACCTTTAAGGCAACCCAACTTTAAATTTAGAGAATATGAATTTATCCGTAGAGAATATGAAGATTTACGTTTAGAATATGAAGATTTAAGGTATACATTCAATAACCAAAAATTCCATCATTCAGTATGGAATTATGATATTGCTGAAAGAGTCGACCATATCACACCGAAGCCGATACCACTAATTAAAAATATATTAAAGCATTCCAGTAATGAAGGTGATTTAATTTTAATTCCATTCGTTGGTAGCGGGAATGATTGTATAGCCTGTAAAGAGTTGAAGCGAAATTATATAGGGATAGAGAATAAAGAAAATTATGTAGAATTAGCCAGAAGGCGTATATCGGCTATTCCAGAATTATTATTTGTATAGGTGGTTATATGAAAGTTTCTTTTGAAGCGCTAATAAAAGAATTAAAAATAAAATCTTTAGTCAGTTTGGATAAAGAGGCACGGTTAGTATTGCAGTTTCAACCTACTGATGATATCTTAAATAAACTAAATAAAATACACAAGCCAGATGAGCTTGTCAAAGTGGTGATTAGCAATGAAGGAGAAACTTAAACATAAAGAAATATTTGAATTATATTATGCAATGGACAGCGAAAGAAGTTTATCTAAATTAAGAAAAAAATTAATGTCCCCAGAATGTTCCCAAAATGTCCCCAGTTTGAAAACTTTGAAACGATGGAGCAAATCCTTTAATTGGCAAGACCGTATCGAATTGAGGGATATTGATAATGGTAAAAAACTGGAAGCTAAAACCGATAAAGCAGTAGTTAATTCAAAAGCTGACTATCGAGCATTAATTAGAAAAGTTGTTAAAGAATTTGAACAAAAATTAAAAGACAAAAAAATTATAATATCGAAGCCCGGCGATTTAGCCGAAATGGCGAAACTGGACTTGCTAATGATGGGTGAAGCTACCGAAAGAGGAGAGTTAAATATAACCAATGCCAAACAGAAACTCGTTGATAAAATCAATAGCATTGCTAAGCGAGCAAGAGAGGGCAAATCTGCTAAATAGCCTTACCGATGAGGAAGCCGAAGATTTATTATACGACTGGTCAGTATGGGCAAGACCTCATCAATTGCCGCCACCCGGCGAATGGTTAACCTGGATGATACTGACAGGGCGAGGATGGGGGAAAACTCGCACAGGTGCTGAATGGGTAACTGACCAGGCTAAAAAGGGAGCTAAACATATAGCCTTAATTGGCCAGACTAAAGCAGATGTAAGAGATACCATGATAGAGATTGGTCCTTCTTCAATCCTCAAGATATCAAATCCTAATTTTTACCCTAAATATGAATCATCTAAAAGACGTATAGTTTGGCCTAATGGATGTATAGGAACTATATATAGCGGTGATGAGCCAGACCAGGTAAGGGGTCCCTCTCATGATAGGGCATGGATTGATGAACTGGCTAAATTCAAATATCCACAAGATATCTGGAATAATCTTATGTTTGGCCTTCGTGAAGGTGAAGATATGCGTATATTAGTAACCACTACTCCGAGACCAATCCCTATTATAAAAAATCTTGTAAAGGACCCGAATACTATCCCTATCAGAGGTAGCACGTATGAGAATAAAGATAACTTACCTAAAAAATACTTTGATTATGTTATTGCTCCTTATGTAGGCACTCGATTGGGTAAGCAAGAAATTGAGGGGAAGATATTAGATGATAACCCAGACGCTTTATGGACACGAAAGATTATTGACGATAACCGGAGGAATAAATTCCCGGAATTAGTTAGGGTTGTAATAGCGGTTGATCCCGAAGCTACTGCTAATGAAAAATCATCTGAAACAGGAATAATTGCTATTGGAATATCTGCTGATGGTCACGGGTGGCTATTAGGGGATGATAGTTTACGGGCAAGTCCTGATGAGTGGGGTAATGCAGTTGTAACCGCATATCATAAATATAATGCTGATAGGATAATTGGCGAAGTAAATAATGGCGGTGATATGATAGAATATGTTATAAAGACCGTTGATCCTAATGTTTCATATAAAAGCGTAAGAGCAAGTAGAGGAAAATATATAAGAGCTGAACCGGTAGCCGCATTATACGAACAGGGGAAGATACACCATATTGGAAACTTCCCGGACTTAGAAGACCAATTATGTGAGTGGGTCCCTGGAGAAAAATCACCGGACAGGTTAGACGCTTTAGTTTGGGGTGTAACTGAATTGATGTTAGACGAGGTTGGCGACCCTTATTTTCTTGTTAATGATTAAATTTTGTGATATAATAATTTAGGTGATTATATGAAATTTAAAAAATGTTGTGACGAAATGGAAGATGTATTAAGCTGTGAGGAAGGTTTAGATATAGATTTGGAAGGCAATATATGTATGGAGAATGCCTATATCGTAATAGAATTTATATACTGTCCATTTTGTGGGAAGAAATTAGAGTTTGAAAAATAATAAATATCAATCTTAAAATTTGACATAAATAATTATCTATGATATATTTATTGTGTATATAAAGTTAAATAAATGAGAACGCCATTGAGCGTCTTTGATTAAGGATTGATTTTCTTAATTAGAGACGCTTTTTTTATTTTATACATGAAAGGGGTGATAGCATATAAAAATAATAATACCCTTTACAGACCGAACCCTCGATATAACCATCCCTAAATCTACTGGCCGAGATGTTAATGATGAGATATACTGGGATGGCACGTTTGCCGATATATTTTCTACCGGTGGCAATAAGAACTCTACCGAACAGCTAAAAGCCTATCAGGGCTGGACAGGCGACTGCGTATCTCTAATAGCTGAAAGATGTGCTTCAATCCCATTAAAACTATATAAAGATAATGAGCTTATTGAAAATCATCCTTTCTATGAATTACTACAAACATGGAATCCCTTCACGACTAAATTTGAAGGAAAAGAATTATTGCAGATATATTTAGACTTGACTGGTGAGTGTTATATCAATATTGTCAAAGATAGTATAGGTAGGCCACGTGAGTTTTATTTCCGACAGCCTGATAAGATGAGTCCGGTAGTCAAAGATGGTATTATCGACCACTATATTGAACGGGTTGGCCTATCCGAGAAGAGATACGAGGTGAAAGATATTTTGTATTTTAAATATCCGAGTCCTACCAATCCATACAGGGGGGCAAGTCCTGTCCAACGAAAAGCCTACGCCTACGATACAGACAAATACAATATGATATATCAGTTAAACGTATTTAAAAATGGTGTGCATTTAAAGCAGGTGTTGGAAAGTGAAAAACTTATTCCACCAGAGCAGGCAAAAAAGATATTGACCTTATTCGACCAGACTTATGGCGGTGCAGATAGAGCGCATAAAACAGGTTATTTAGGCGGCGGTATGACCTTAAAGGATGTAGGCGTATCTAATAAGGATATGGAGTTTATGTTACTTGCCGAATGGACTATGCGACAGCTAGCCAGTGCTTACCATACACCACCGCAAAAGCTATCTCATCCAGAGAATACTAATCTTGCTAACATGACCGCACTTGATACAGCATGGAATAGAGAATGTATCTTACCACGTTTAGTCAGACAGGAAGAAGTATTTAATACTTTCCTATTACCGATGTATGGAGATAAAGGGTTATATTGCAAATATGATAATCCTGTCCCGGTTGATAACGAGTTTAGATTAAAACAAAGGGAGAGCAATCTTAAAAATTATGTAATCAGTCCTAATGAGGCAAGGGTTGAAGATGGGCTTGATGAGGTTGACTGGGGAAAGGTCCCACTCGCACCGTTTAGTATTGCTCCGTTGGATGTGAATAAACCAGTTAAGCCGAAACCTGAACCAGAGCCGAGTAAGACAGTTAAAATAATTAAGGCGGTTAAATATACTGCCGAATATAAAAAACGATTTTGGGAATTATTTATTAAACGAATTACTCCTCATGAGAATGAATTTAAACGAGGAATTATCCGGTTATTTCAAGAGCAGGAGAACCGAGCATTAAGGGCTTTGCGAAAAGGTAAAGCTATAACTAAAGATGTTGATGATGTATTACGTATTACCCATGATGAGCGGGAGATAATGAAGTTTACAGAATTTGCTTTACCGCGAATAACCGAGATGGTTAAGATTAACGGTCAGGCTGCTATGGCTGAATTGGGTGTAGAGATAGCCTTTGATATAACCAATCCCAAAGTAATTAAGTGGATAAAAGACAGGTGCGGGTTGCTTATTAAATCTATTAGCGATACGACCCTTGAAAAGCTACGAAAGACTTTAGCCGAAGGTGTGGCTAATGGCGAAAGCATACCTAATTTAGCTTCACGAATTAGCGGGGTATATGACGAGGCAAAAGGAAGCAGGGCGGTTAAAATTGCCCGGACTGAAACTATTAACGCAAGTAATTCGGGAAGCCTGGAAGCATATAAACAGTCAGGCGTAGTTGAGAAAAAAGAATGGCTTGCCACTATGGATGACAGGGTAAGAGATGAACATGCCGCTATGAATGGCGAGATTGTCGATATAGATAAACCGTTTTCAAATGGTGAAATGTATCCCGGCGACGTGAATTGCAGATGTACCGTCTTGCCGGTTATAAAGGATTAAAGGAGATAATAAAATGATATTTAGTTTATTTCTATTATTAATTCCAATATATCTTGTTGGCAAATTAGGATATGAAGAAGTTTTCGTACATCCTAAATCAATTAATGATGATGATATAGAAGAAATTTCAATTATATAATATAAAAAGAGGTGATTATTAAATGCCAAAAGAGTTAATACTTAAACAATTCGATAGTGAAATAAAGGAAATCAAAGGTGAACGTGCCTTGAACGTTACGATTACTACTAATGACGTGGACAGGTCAGGCGATATAGTTGAGCCTAAAGGGGCAAAACTGACTAACTTTAAGAAAAACCCTGTAGTGTTGATGGCACATGATTATCAGGGGTTGCCCATCGGGAAGGCAAGCGACTTAACGAAAACCGATAATGGTATTACAGCTAAAGTAACATTCCCCGAAGAAGGCACATATCCGCTTGCCGACACAGTCTATAACCTTTATAAACAGAAGTTCATGAAAGCCTGGAGCATAGGCTTTATACCTATTAAGTCAGAGAATATTGTAGATGATGAAGATAAAGATAGTAAGACGGTTAGATATGGTAAGCGATTTAAAACTTGGGAGCTGTTAGAATTTTCAGCCTGTGCCGTGCCTGCAAATCCTCATGCTTTAACGAATATGTTAAGTAAAGGGATTGATGTTGAGCCGTTAAAGGAAGCTGGATTTATCGAGATTACAGAAGAAGATGTTGCAGAAAAAGTAAAAGAATTAGAAAAGGAAGCAGAAGATGGCGGAGTTATGGTTCATATCGACGAAGCCAAAAAAATAGCCAAAGAGATATTAGACAAAGAAGTAATTCACAAGCCAGAAGAAACTGACAAATATATTCGTATACCAGTCGCTAAATGTGATATTACAGCCACGATAGATATAGATAAAAAGCAGGGGATAACAGCTTTATATTGCGGTAAAGCAAAAAAGGTGGCTACATATATATTTGAGAAGGCTAAAGGATGGACAATGGCAAAAGCTAAAAAATGGGTTGAAGATCATAAAAAAGAATATGATGAGGCTAAATTGGAAGAAATGTTTCCCGAAGATAAAGATAAAAAAGACGAGCCGAGTAAAGGCTTTAGCCTTGATGAGATATATAAAATTGTTAAAGAAAATAAAGAGTTAAAAGAAAAGTTAGAAGCGGTTGAGTTAAAAGCTGGGGCGGTCTTGAATGCTAAAAATAAAAGCAATCTCAAGAATGCACAAAAATTAAATCAGGAAGCTGATGCCTTAATTCAATCTGTACTCGATTCTGCCGGAGCGACAGAGGAAGACTCGGGAAAAGTCGTTGATGATGATAAAAATAATAAAGGAGATGATAACGTAATCGATATAGTGACCGATACAGTAGACGATATAGTGATAGATGAAGAAAAAGAAGAAGCAAAAAAAGAAGCAGAATTTCAAGCAAAAATGGAAGCAATTATAAATCAATCAATGGACGAGAACAAAAAGTATTTCAAAGACAATTTAGATTATGTATTAGGCAGAGTCAAAAAATAAAGAAAGCAGCCGAAGAAGGAAATGCTAAATTAAGAGAAGAAATTAAAGCAGAGATTGAAGCTCTTAAAAAAGTAAATCCCAAAGACAGACCAGACGACAATGCTGCGACTAAAGATGAAGAACCTAAATTTGCCTCATTCGGTGAACAGCTAAAAGCGGTTGCAAAATGGGAAATTGAGCATA